GGTTTGGGTGAATTGCTTCAAGGCATTTCACCCATCCCCCCCTTTTAAGGTATACAAGGGTGTCCCACTTTTTTGTGGGACATTGGGTATATAACTGTAGGAGGGTAATGATGCCGCAAAATGGTGGTGGACGAGGTTGGAAGACTGATCCTGATTCGGGTGAGAAGGTTATGCCTGAGCAGTGGGGTGAGTTTTTGGATTGGTTGTTGTCGGAGGTTCGTGAGCCTGCTACTCAGAAGGAGTGGTGTGCTGAACGTGGGTTGAATGATCGGACTGTTCGTCGTTGGAAAGCTGATTCTCGTTTTGTCCGTGAGTGGGACCGCAGGGCGGCTGAACTTAACGTCCACCCTGAACGTACACAGTCGGTTGTTGATGCGTTGTACAGACAAGCTGCACAAGGTGATGTAAAAGCTGCCGCATTGTATTTGCAATACATCGACAAGTACACTCCGAAGCGTCGTGTAATGGTCGATGATCACCGTGATGCGTCTGGTTTGAGCGATATTGAGCTTGCTGCAGAGCTAGAAGAGCTTGTTGCGGAGCTTCAAAGTGAGTGAGCTACAAGATTTGCATGATGACGGCATGTGGATGCAAATGGAAGAAATGGGAGAGCGACCTGATCTGCTAACTGACCCGTTTTTGGATGACACTCCGTTGGAGTGTGGGGTAGACAACCCTGATATTTGTGAAAGTTGTCAGTAATGGCTCCAAGACCTAAGTCCTATGCCCAAAAAGGGGAATCTGCGCGTTATTACGCAGATAACCCTGCCGCTCGCAAAGTAAAAGCTAGGACAGATACAAAAATTAATAAGCGCCCTGAGCAAGTTCAGAAGCGTGTGGAAGCAAATGCTGCTCGAAAAGCAGCTAAACGTGCAGGAGTGAAGCTGACTGGCCGTGATGCTTCGCATCAACCTGATGGAACTATCAAATTTGAGAGTTCTAAAAAGAATCGTGGCCGTCGTGGGGAAGGTAATCGTTAAAGGTGGGGGATTATGTCGATAGAAGATGTAGCAGAGAAAGCAGATATTTGGTCAGAGTCAATTAAGAAGATTATTAAAGCTATTACGGCTGCTGTGGTTGCCTTAATTGCTGCAATTAGCGGTGTAACGATGCTTTGGTCTGGTGATGATCCAGAGCCTGCACCTATAGTGCGGACTGATTTGGTTCCTGGTTATGGGCCTCAGTGTTCGCAGTTGTATAACACGATTGACCATACGTGGACTGAGAGTCAGTGGTCTGTGTGGGAGCAGTTGCGGAAAGATATGAATTGTTAGATGACTAAGTTTCGGGTTTCAGTCTGTGCTGGACAAGGTTTCAAAATTAAACCTATTGTGCGTCCGTACTCTGTTGAAGATCGGGTTTGGTTTCACCATGACTCTGTTTTTAGAGAACAATCAGTGATGTACCTTTATAAGAAATATATTCCTGAGTTTGTAGATGGTGGCGAAAGCTAACGGAATGGGTAGCCGTTGTACCAAACAACTGCGCTACATCGTTCCCCTGATTCGACTGGGCTAACCCGATGTTCTATGAAACTAGGGAATACAACAATCGAACCTCTGGGACAATCGTTGAAGAGATGCATTTGGTCGTAGCATCTCAGTTGAAGTTCTCCTCCTGTGTAGTCTTGGGGATCGGAAAGGTTGACAGTTGCTGAAAGTTTTCGGACGGTGCCTTGAAACTGGGGAAACGGTGTCATATTCAGTGGAATCGGGGGCGCAATTTCCTTCATCAAACGACGAGCGGCATGTTGGTCAGAGTTTCCGTCAATATGCCAGTCGTAGTATTCTCCAGGCGAGTACTTCGTGTATTGAATGGCTTCTGGTATTTCTAGGTCGTAGTACCAGCCTGCTTCTTTGTTTGCTTGACGCATCCAAGCACAAATTGTTTCACTGGGTTCGTCATCGTAAATCCAAGCGATTCTTGAATTGCGTTGACTCGGGTCTTCCCCGAAGTGGAAACCCGAGTCTTCCTGAATCGAATCCCCTCGGCGTTGTATATCGTCGCACTGCTGTGGGGTTAGCGCCTCTGGGACGTACCAATAATGGTTGGTGATCATGAACTCAAGGTTAGTTGAACTCAAACAAGAAGCTGAATGGCGGAAATGTGTTAGAGATGAGAGCTATTTTTTACAGAACTATTGGCACATTGCTCACCCTGCTCATGGTCGTATCCTTTTTGGGTTACGTCAGGCTCAGGAAGAAGCTATCGAACACTGGGCCGCTCATAGATATTCGCTTACGTTAAAAGCAAGACAAATTGGGTGGAGCACACTGGTAGCTGCCCACCAGTTCTGGCTGGCGTTTTTTCATCCAGACCAAAACATTATTGATCTTTCTCGAACTGAGAGGGAATCCGTACTGTTACTTCGGAAAAGTAAATACGGATTTCAACATTTACCGAAATGGATGGTAGAACGTGGACCTAAGTCTTTGGTTGAGCACCAACAAAGAATGGGGTTCGACAACGGAAGCCAGATTACGTCAATGCCTTCGGCTTCAGATCCTGCCCGTGGTGAATCAGCAACACTTATTGTTGTTGACGAATGGGCTTTCCTTCCAAACCCAGAAGAAGCATGGGCTTCGATAGAACCCGTAGCCGATGTGGGAGGCCGCATCATTGGGCTTTCCACTGCTAACGGTTCTGGAAACTTTTTTCATCACCTATGGGTAGGTGCCAGCACAGGTTCTAACAAATTTGAACCAATGTTTTACCCTTGGTCCGCAACTGAAGACAGAGGCGACTCTTGGTATCAAGAGAAGGTTGAGTCAATGCTGCCGTGGCAGCTTGCTCAGGAGTACCCGACAACGCCCGAAGAGGCGTTCGTTAAGTCGGGTAATCCTGTTTTTGACCTCGATATTTTGGAAGAAATGGGTAAGCACACAACGTTTGGTGAGACTGGTTACTTACACCGAAACGGTTCAGCTATAGAGTTCAGAACATGAGTTTTGAAGTTTGGGAACCTCCAGAATCTCGTAGCGCCTATGTGATGGGTGTGGATACAGCGGAGGGGCTTGGTCACGGGGACTACAGCGTTATCCAAGTTCTTAATGTTGGGACTGGAAACCAGTCAGCGATCTGGCATGGTCATATAGCACCAGATCTTTTAGCTGAAGAAGTGATGTCTGTGGGAATGTGGTACCGCAATGCTTTGTGCTGTGTGGAATCAAACAACCACGGACTTACAACGATCACAGAACTACGACACTTGGGTTACCCAAACCTTTTCAGGAAACGGCAACTAAACAACGTCAACAACAGGATTAGCCAAGAGTACGGCTGGAAAACCACCCGTACTTCTAAACCATTAATGATTGACGATTTAAGTTCAGCTTTGCGAAATAACGAGTTGCAAATAAATGATCGAAACACAGTAGGGGAGTTACGCACTTATGTGCGAAACGACCGAGGGTCTATGTCTGGTTCTCCCTATGATGACCGTGTAATGGCTTTAGCTTTAGCTAACCAAATGCGTAAATACGCTTACGAACCTGAATACGCACCCGAGGTAGATGACTATTGGACTGTTGATTGGTTTGCCCGTTTAGGCAATGTTCCTGAGGCATCCTCGCCATATAACATAGGTTCGTATACAGTTCGTGGGACACGGTAAACACCCTATAGAGCATGTTCTACAAGGAAGGGCTGTAATGGCTAAATTTGTTTCCCACACCAGCGGTACACAAACCGTTGATGGGGCAAAGGGCAAGAACGCAAAAATGGAACGTGGTTCCAGCGTTTCAGCTAACCCAATCTGGGAACCAGGAGGCGGACAATCTCCTAAACAACGTATGGATGCAGGCAAATACGCCAGTCAAACTGGCGGTTACGGTCAAACCAGCGTTCGGGAAACCCCTGAAAACCAGCATGGTACGACTGGCAAAGTGGAACCAGGCCGCCAGCCTGACCTCCGCGGTCACGACGCTGGCTGAAAATGGCCGTCATCCCTGACGGTGCGACATTTGAAGAGTTCACTGAATACGTTCTGGCACGACGAAAGTCTGTTCCTGTAACAGAACTTAAAGAACTTTACGAACGTCATTTGCGCTTAAAGTCAATAACTGTTTCCACGGGGCAAGGGTTTCAATCAACTCTTCCCCGTGATGAGCAGGGTTTAACCAAACGTGAACGTGAAGCCAAAGTGTTTGCTGAGGCTAAAGCTTCAGGTCGCAATATAGAAAAGCTGCCAGAGAAAGCACAGTTTTAGAAATGGCTCGGAAAACTCGTCAAGAAACGCTCGAAGATTACATTGAGAGAATTGATAAATGCCGTCGTTGGCGAGATCAAGAAAACTTTGAAGCTACTTGGCGAAGACTTTCCGATCTTTACCGTGGAAAACACTGGCCGTCTACAACTTCAACTAAACATGATCTAATTGCTGTCAACTTGGCGTTTAGCACTATTAACGTGATAGCGCCAAGTGTGGCTGTTAATTACCCAAAGATTGTGGTGCAAGCTACAGATCCAGAAAACAATGATCGTGCAGCGTTCGTTGAAGCTGTGGCTAACTATCTTTGGAAACATCACGACTTCCGAACACCTTTCCGTACTGCCGTCAAAGATTTTCTTATCTTTGGTCATGGCTGGGTAAAGGTTGGTTGGAAGTTTGTTGAACAAGAACAATCAGTTACTGAAGCTGAACGTGATGATTTAATTTCGCAAGCTATTGATGAAGTAGATC